CCGCATCGACGGCCTCAACGAAACGATCGTCGATATTCGCGCGCTCGCGCCGGAGGCGTCACGCCGCGTCATCCTCGATATGTCGCAGATCGCCCACGACACGATCCAGGACGGCGCCGGCCGGCACCGCGGCAAGACGGGCGCGCTGTTCGCCTCGATCTATAACCGATCGCTCGGGCCTGCTGCCCGTCAGGTCGGCCACGACACGCAACGCGCGCCACATGCGCCGTTCGTCATCCATGGCACGCAGCCGCACAAGATTTTCCCGAAGGACAAGAAGGCGCTGCGCTGGGTGGTCGGCAACCGCTTCGTGTTCGCCAAGTTCGTGAACCACCCCGGCAACCGGGCCGACCCGTACATCGACCGCGCCGCAGACGAAGCGGTTCGGCAATTCGCGGCCATCGTCGACCGCGCCATCAAAGGAGCATGACTCCATGCCACTCGCCTACACCTACCCGGACGCGTACCTGTTTGAATTCTGCACCGAGGACCGCGAGACGCGCGCACTTGCGGATGTGGATTTGATGGCCGGCGGGCGCGTGCTGTCCGACGAATGGACGGAGCGCCTTGCCATCACGCAGACCTACATCTTGGCGGCCACCGAGAATCAGGCCGGGCCGGATGACCTGTTCGCGGCGAAGCTCAAAAGCTACCGCCAGCAATTGCAGTTGCAGATACCGCAGGCCATCGCGGCGGCGGATGCCGCGGCCGAGGTCGAAGGCGCCGGACTGGCGCTGTTCTCCATCCCGCTGGAGCGCGCGTGATGATGTTCACCCTGGAAACCGCCCGCGATGCGCTCGGCGCAATCGCCGGTGTGGCGACGTGCCGCGTCGGCCTGGAGGCGAATATCAGCCCGGCCAGCTATCCCATGATCCGCGTCGTGCCATCGCGCATCGTCGCCGGCAAGCCGTACAGCAACCGCACGATCGAGGCGCTGCTGTACTTCGGCGCCCCCACCGCGAACAGCGAAGGGCTTGAGGATGTCTACGCGAACCTATCCGCGCTGGAGGCGCAGATCCTGGCCGTGCTGAAGACGCTCAAAGGCCGCTACGTCGAGACAATCACAGACGAGGACCGGCTGCCGCTTTACAAACTGATGGTGATACGCTGCGAGCTGCAGGAGGCGCCGCATCACACATCGGGCGGCGGGCTTGCGGCCCAGGACTCTACGATGGCCGGCGACGCGCAGATTTAGGCCGCGTCCGCGACAGTCCGCACACGGTATGCCGGGCTGCGCGCGGCGTTGACAACCGCATCGGCGCTTGTCCCGTCCGTCAGCACGCGATCGAGCTTCGCCCGGCTGCCCATGACGCGCGCCGCGACGGACGGGTCTAGCCGGCGCAGAAAGTAGGCGTCGGCCGCCGGGTCTTCCGGCTGCGCTGTCTTGCGGTCCAGATCCAGCCGCGGCGACACCACGCACCGGCAATACGGGTGGTAGCCGGGCAGCGGCGCGAGCGCTTTCGGGTAGACGCCCTGCCCCAGCCCGTACCGATCGCGCCCGGCATACAGGGCGCAGATGCAATCGTGGCTGCTTCCCGGCGCGCGGCGGATCTGCACGAACTTGATGTCCGGGTCCGCCATCATCGCCATCGCCTCCCGGTTTGCATAGGCCCGGTGAATCTCGGTCTGCGCAATGCGCTGGGCGAAGTAGCGCATGCGCTCGAAAAAGGCCACCTCTAGGCGTTTGTTCAGCGCCCGGCCTCCTGGGCCTTGCTCGGCCCGCGCAATCGCAGCCAGAAGGGCGGAATAGGACGCGCGCAGCCCTCCTGTGCTGAGCCCTGACACCTGAATCTGCGCAACGCGGGCGGCAAGCGCCCTTTCAACGCCCGGCGCGTAGGCCAGCACTTCGCGTAGGTAGCGCGGCAGCTTGGTGTTTGCCCGGTTCCACTGCAGCGGCTCGGCGCCCGGCGCGCGGAAGCCGTAGCCCTCGAAAAGGTCCAGCGCCAGCCGGCGCGCATCGGCGAAGCCATGCAAGTGCCGGTCTACGATGCCGCCGACGACGGCGCCCACGGCCTGCGCCTCGCCGTACAGCCTGGCACTCAGTTGCAGCGGCCCGACGCCCATGCGCAGAACCTCGCTTGCCGTCACGTCGCGCTCAAGCACGGCGGACAGGCCCAGCGCGATTGCGGCGGCCATGTCGGCCTGTACGTCGCCCATGACCTGCGCAACGGCGTCTCGCGGGCTCATGCCCTCATCGCGGATCAGGCGCAGCAGTTCGGCGAAGGCGGCGCGCATGTCGGCGTCCAGCCGCGCCGCTGCGGCGGCCAGCAGGGCGCGTTCTTCTTCGGGTGTGGTCGCTGTCATCCCGCCATGTCCACGGCCATATCGACCACCCGCCACGCCTGCGGCTGGCTGAGGCCGTAGCGGCGCTGGATCTCGCCGCACACCTTGCCGCGGTGCATACCTGTTCGGAGCAGGTCCATTGCGCACTTTACCCGCCGAGCGCGCTCGAAGCTCTGCGGTTCGATCGCGTACAGCACCTCGACCAGATCGGGCGGCGGTTTCATCGCGCAGACGATCACAGCCGCCTCGCGTACTCGGCGAGCAGTTCCTGAGCGATAGCCTGGATGCCGTAGGCTTCCTGCTCGTCGCCCGGGTAACGCTCGCCGATGTCGGCGCAGTAGCGCTGCCACACATGCACTGCCTCATGGATCAGCAGACCGGCCACTTCAACCGGGCTGAGCCCTGTTCTATCGTCGCCTATGCAGACGATGCAAACCGTCTTGCCGTCGAGGTGCTCAAAGGTGTGCATCATGGCGTTAGCACCCCTGCTGATCCAGCGCGGCGCCTCTGGCGACTTAAGGTGAGATGTCGCCGCCCGGAACTCGGCTTCGCTCAGGCACAGCGCAAGGTACGGGCCTTGTCTGGCGATGCTCCGATCCAGCCATCGCGTTTTCATCACAGCCCCTGCACCCGCAGCCCGGCGGGGGACTGATCGGCCACGCCGATCAACTCCCCGAATGCCCGGCTCAGCGCGTCCACCTGGTCATCGTTGCGCCCGTTCGGGAACAGCCGCATTTCCGCCAGCAGTTCGGCATTCCACGCGCCGCGCAGCATCAGCACATTGCCGACGTTGACCTGCGCGGCCAGCGGTTCCGCCCGGGTGGCCTTGTCGCCGCTTTCCGGGCTGCTGCGCACCGGGTAGCCGGCGAGCTGGCGCGTCAGGTGCAGCACCTGCGTCTTGCCGGCCTGCCCAGGGTCTTGCGGCAGGCTGACGCGCACGCCCGGCCCGTCGCGCGCCGCCGTATTCATCAGCGCGGCGTCGCGGTCGTCCGGGCCGGCGCGCAGGCGCACCATATCGGCGATGACCCAACGGCCATCGGGCAGCCGGCCCAGCTTGCCGCCGGCCGTGAAGTCGCCGCCCGTGGACGCCGCCAGATCCCAGCCGCGGCACCACTGGATGGCGCCGGCCGGCAGCGCGTCGATCGTGCGGATCGCATCGGGCTTGAACATGCCGCCCTCGGGCGGTGCCGGTCTCTGGCGGTATTGCCCGGCAAACGTGTACGGCCCGGCCTGCTCCATGCGCCGCAGGTCGTCGGCGCTGTGCTTCTCGGGCCACCGCGGCAAGCCCTCCGCCTCATCGGCCCATGCGCTCAGGCACAGGTGCTCCCATTCCTCGCCGTTGCCGCCGGACAGCAGCCAGCCGGCCAAGTCATCCTCATGCAGCCGCTGCATGATGAGCACGATGGGGGTGTGCGGGCTGTTCTTGCGGCTTTCCAGCGTGTTCTGAAACCAATCGATCACGCCAGCGCGGATCACGTCGGAGCGCGCCTCGTCGGCCTTGTGCGGGTCGTCGATGATGACGGCGCCGCCGAACCCATCGCGGTGCTTGCCGGCGCCGAAGCCGGTGATGGTGCCGCCGGCACCGGCCGCGTACATCACGCCACCCTCGGTGGTTTTCCAGTGATCCTTTGCCCGCGTGTCGTCGGCCACCTGCAGCGCGGGGAAAATCTCTCTGTAGGACTCGTGCTGCACAAGCGCGCGCACGTGCGCCGAGTTGTTCGCCGCCAGCGTGGCGCTGTAGCTGGTGTGGATGAACTCGGCGTCCGGCGCCTGCCCCATCGCCCAAGCGCAAAAGTTGATGACAGCAAGCTCGGTCTTCGAGTAGCGCGGCGGGATGTTGATGATGAGCCGCCGGCACTCGCCTCGGAATACCCGCATCAGGGCATCGCAGACGGCGCGGTGATGCTGCGCGCGCTGCCAGACGTACCCGCGGCGTTGCAGGAACATCCAGCGTGAGAAAAAGTACAGGTCGGCGCGCGCCATCTCGGCGCAGACGGCGCGCTCGCGCAGGGCATGGTCGGCGTGCACCGTCACACCTTACGGGCCATTTCAAGCGCCAATGTGCGGAATTCATCCGGCGACATCGACACCGCCGCCATCGGTATGGGGCCGCCGCCGGGGCCGGAGTGCTCAAGCCGCTCCTTGAACGCCTGCACGCCGACATGGCGCCCGATCAATTCCAGGTGCTTGATGCGGTCGGTCAGTTTCACCTTGCGCACCTGCACCAATTCTCGATCGTCCCCGGTCCCACGCCATTCCTCGACCGTCTCGACGCCGACGACAACTCCGTGTCGGAACGCCATCGGCCATTCGCGCACGGGTCGGAGCTTTCCGACATCGTCGTACAGG